TTAACAAATGTAAACAGATCTGAGGTAAATGATCTGATTGAATCCCAGGATAAAAGGCTGACAATATCAGCAGGGGATTTGACCTTTGTACCAACTACAAAAGACAGAGTTGTTATAAGCAGTGTTGAATTTAAAATTATTCAGGTAATTACAAACGAACAAAATAATACGGCAATAAGTTTTGATCTGATCTTGAGGTAGACATGGCAAGACAAATAAAAATTGAACAAATGGATGATTTTTTTCAAGAAAAAATTATTGAGATAGTACAGGCAACAACTTTGGAGTGGACTAGAAGAGTGAAAAAAGCAACACCAGTTGACACAGGAAGTTTAAGGGCAGCATGGCAAACAAAAATTCCATTAGCTTCGGCTAGAAGAAATAAAAATAGTTTTATTGGAACAATTACAAATAATCTTCCTTACGCAGAACCAGTTTGTTTTAATGTTAACAAACCTCCTTCTTGGGGTGGTAAATATAGAACAAGACAAAAAACTGTTCCTGGATTTCCAGAACTTATTGGAAAAGAGCTTGAACAATACATAAAACGTCAATTTGGGAGGTAATTTATGGCAGCTATTGATTTAAACACAGTCAGATCCACAATTGAGGCGAGACTTGCAACTGAACTAGCATCAAGCCCTGCGATTCCTGTTGTATTCAATAACATGGCATTTGATTCCACAACAGAAGACACCTTTGTTCAATGTTTGACAAGTTTTGGTGCAAATGAATATTTGACTCAGGGAGATACGAGCAGTGCCACAAATAATGTTGTTGGGTTGGTAATACTAAATATCTTTACGGAAGAAGGTATCGGAGCAGGGTCAAATTACACGATTGGCAAGAGACTAAGAGACTTATACAATAGAGTGACAGTATCAAATGTAATATTTGATTCTCCTGTTGGGCCTGAAATACTTACATCAAGTCCAGAGGGTAAGTTTCAAACACAAATCAGAATTACATTTGAAATTTTTGAGGATCTTTAAATGGAAATTACAAAAGAAATGCTTGATGCCATTGAAGCTGTTAAGGGTAGAAGAGAGCCTCAGTATTGGGATAATCAATGCAGACGTTATATGGAAAAACAACAAGCAAATAAAAAGGCTGTAAAAAAGTCAGAAAAAGGTTAATATAATTATAAATAATTCTTTTTTTTGTCATGGCAAAAGTTAAAGGTGATGTAGGGCAAGTCAAATTTGATGATGCTGGTTCATCTGTAAATCCAGTATTAGGTACTAGAAGCTGGTCAATGTCTATCACTAAGGACATCCAGGAAACAACAACTCAAGGTGATACATTCAAGGCATTTGTCGGCGGTCTGATTGAAGGAGAGGGTACTGCTGAGTTAGTTTATGATGATTCAGCATCTGGTGAGACAGCAACTTTTGTTGATGGTATATTAACCACAGGTGATCTTGGAGCAGCAGCTTTTGAACTTTTTCCAGATAGCTCAAGTGCGACAAAGAAAATTTCTTTCAATGGAATTATTACAAGTTTTGAGCAAAGTTCAACTTTAGGTGACGTTAATACAATAAGCATTACATTTAAACCAACTGGAACAATTACTTCAGCCATCTAATTATTAAAATTATCAACCCCAACTTATGACAAATCAAAGAACCGCAGACCTTCTCATCGGTGCTTTTAAAGATGAGATGACAGCAAGAAGAAAGTATGAGTTGAAAGATTCATCAGGTAAGGTCTTAACTGTTTTATATTTTCCACCGATTACAAGATTCGATAGACAGAAAGCTCAACAGTTAGCTGGAACAGATGAAGCATTAACTGTTTCAACTCAGTTACTTTGTAAGATGGCACAGAAAGAAGATGGCACTCCAGCTTTTGATATGTCAGATGCACCTATGCTTCAAAGGCAATTACCAGAAAAAGTTTTAAATGAGATTGAATTATTTTTATTTGATATTCAACTTGATATAGATACAGCAAAAAAAGAATAAAAGGGGATAGTTGGTTAAACTTTGAATTTTTCCTAGCAACAGAACTTGGCAAGACATTAAACGAATTAAGAACTTCTATTTCAGAAGAGGAGTTGATATATTGGGCTGCATATTATGAAAATAAAAATGAAGAAGAAAAAAAAGCGATGCAACGACAAAAACGCAATTCAAGGTAATATATAATAAAGGCTTTTTTTATTTGTGGCAGAGGCAGTCGTTAGGCTAAGAGTTGATGCTAGTGGTGCAACTAGAGCATTAAATGGTGTCCAAAGTCAGACAAATAAATTACAATCAGCATTTGGTGGATTAAAAACAGCGTTAGGTGGAATTGGATTTACATTATTAGCAAAACAGGCAGTACAAACTTCAGCAAATTTTGAAAAGTTAAACGTAAGATTAGGACTTCTAACAAAGGCAAATGGAACTTTTGCCAAATCACAGCAAATTGCGACTGAAGCACAGAAAGCATTCGGTTTAAGTGCTACAGAAGCATTGGAGGGTATAACAGACATAACTGCAAGATTAGCTCCTCTTGGTGTCGGGGTTGAAGATATAAAATCCACATTCTTTGGTTTTAATACTGCTGCAAAACTAGCTGGAGCATCAGCGATTGAATCATCAAACGCTTTCAGGCAATTAGCCCAGGCATTAGGTTCTGGAAGGCTAGCTGGTGATGAATTTAGAAGTATATCTGAACAGATACCAACATTACTTGCACCAATAGCAGAAGAACTTAATGTGCCAATCGGTAAGTTAAAAGAACTGGCTGCCGAAGGAAAGTTAACAAGTGATGTTGTATTAAGAGCATTAAGAAAGATCGAAACTGATGGAGCAGCTTCATTAAAAGAATTAGTTGCTAATGATCCGACTCAAACATTTAAAAATTTCGGTAACGCAGCAGAGGAACTATCAATAACAGTTGGTAATATGTTGAAGCCTGCGATCATGAGTGCAACAGTTGAAATCACAAAATTTATTACGGCATTAAATACATTTGTCACATCAGATGCTGGAAAGGCTGCAATATTAATAGCTGGAATTGCAACTGGCATAAAATTAGTGGCTGTTGCGATACCTGTAACAGTTGCAGCTTTGAAATCATTGGTTTTTTCAATTAATGCTGTAGGAGTTCAAAGTTTGATTGCTTCAGGTGGATTAACAGGTCTTAAAGCTGCTGCATTATTGGCGGCTGGAGGCATAGGAAAAACTACACTTGCTTTGGGTGCTTTGAAAATAGCTTTGGCCACAACAGGAATTGGTTTACTTGTTGTTGGTGTTGGAGCATTGGCCACTGCATTTTTCAAGGCAAGAAGAGAGGCGAAAGAGTTTCAAGATTTAATTAATGAAGGAAATCAAGAAGATGTCCAAGAGGCTTATGATAAGCAAACCGAAGCAGTGAAAAAATTAGAAGAAAGACTTGAAAAAGCTAGAGGAAATGCAAAAAGAGGAGCTAAAAGAGCATTGGAGGAAGCAGAAGCACAACAAAGAATGTTAGAGGGTAGATTAAAAACTCTTGAATCTGAGGAGAAAATTACAGAAGCCAAGAAAAAACAAAATGAAGAACATAAAAAGTCCGAAGAATTGATAAAAAAACAACAGACAGAAACAGATAAACTAAAAGAAAAAATGATGGCAGTTGGGGAAGAAATTGAAGGCAGCATAAAAAGTAATTTGAGAGATGCAATTACAGGCGCACAATCTTTTGGAGAGGCAATGACCAATGTATTAAACAGAATCAGAGATAAAATTATTGATGCACAGATAGAAAAAATATTAGGTGGTTTTGGAGAGAACTTTGGAAAATCTGCTTCGGGAGGAAAAGGAAAAGGTATAGGTGGTTTCTTGGGTAGTATTTTGGGTGGTTTGTTTGCAGATGGTGGAAGGCCACCTGTTGGCAAGGCTTCAATCGTAGGAGAGCGTGGCCCTGAAATATTTGTTCCCTCTGTTTCGGGTACAATCATTCCAAACAATCAAATCGGTGGAGGTGGCGGTGTCACAAATATGGTTACAGTAAATGTAGATGCCTCTGGTTCGGAAGTTCAAGGTAATACAGCCGAGGCAAACCAATTAGGACAACTTATTGGGGTTGCTATTCAAGAACAACTTGTTAAAGAAAAAAGACCTGGAGGATTATTAGCATAATGGCAACATTTCCATCAATCAAGCCAGCCTATGGAACAACACAGACTGTTGAGCAAAAAGGACTTGCGACAAAACTTGGTGACGGTTATGAGTTCAGAACTGTCTTTGGTTTACCAGCGAACAAAAGACTTCATGTTGTAAATCTTTCCTTTAATATCTCTGAAACAGATGCGGACACTATAGACACATTTTTAAATAGTAGATTTGACGATCAGGCTTCCTTTGATTACACAATGACAGGAGAAACTTCTGCACGAAAGTTTAAATGCACAAGAAGGTCTAAATCAATTCCATATCTAAACAGAGTAAATATGAACCTCACTTTTGAGGAGGTCGCAGAACCATAAATGGCCATACCTACCTCTGAACTGCAAAGCATCAATCCATCGGCAGTTATTGAACTGTTTGAACTTCAACTTATAGCTTCAATTCATGGTAGTGATCAACTATTCAGGTGGCATAGTGGATCAAACCAAAACGGTAATGGAGAAATAGTCTGGCAGGGTAATACTTATGCAAGATTTCCAGTGGAAGCTGAAGGGTTTGAATTTACAGGCCGTGGTCAGATCCCAAGACCTACTTTATTGGTCAGTAATATTTTATCTACACTTACAACCTTGATGGCATCTGTAAATTCGTTTACACCAGCAAACGATCTTAATGGATCAAAATTAACAAGAATAAGAACACTTGCCTCTAATCTTGATGCCGTAAATTTTGCACCAGTAACAACTACCTCGACCACAACAACAACAATTGCAGATCCAGCAGATGCTGAGACTGTAAACTACACAGTCACTGTCGCAAATGTAGGAGGGATAAATATTTTTCTCTTGAATGGTGTAAATAATCCTGTCATCACAATGAAACGTGGATCAACTTATATTTTTAATCAGGAAGATTCAAGTAATCAAAATCATCCTCTGCGGTTCAAGTCAGATAGTTCAGGTTCATATTCAACAGGTGTAACAGCCACAGGTTACAGCCCTGGATATTCAGGATCAATCGTCACATTTCAACCACCTTATCCTGATGCACCATCTGATTTGAGATACTATTGCACAAGTCATGGAAATGCAATGGGAAATACGATCACAATGAATGATCCTAATACAACCACAACGACCACAACCACCTCATCAGGATCGCAGACAAATCCTTTCGGAACTCCCAGTGCTGATAAGTTTCCAGATGAAATTTATTTTTTGGATAGAAAAGTTTTGGAGAATAGAGAATTTGTAAAATATGAATTAGTCTCAGCACTTGATCTGACAAATGTAAGAGTACCAAAAAGACAAATCACTAGAAAAGATTTTCCAGGTGTCGGTACTTTTATTGATCAATGAATTGGAAAGATAAAGCAGCAGACCACGCAAAAGGATGTATGCCAAAGGAATCCTGTGGATTGCTTGCAATTGTAAAAGGGAAAGAAACTTATTTTCCCTGTAAAAACTTAGCGAATGATGTCTGTTCTTATTTCATTATTGACCCCGATGACTGGGCTTCAGCAGAAGATAGTGGTGAACTTACAGCAATAATTCATTCACATCCGACAGGGCCGATATTTCCATCTGAAACAGATAAAACTGCCTGTGAATATCTTGGACTACCGTGGTATATTTACAGCCCTGAACAGGATGATTGGTATTATTTTGAACCCACAGGATATAAACCACAGCCTTTATTAGGGAGAGAATGGATATGGAAAGCTCAAGATTGTTACACATTATTAGTCGATTATTTTAAAAGTAAAAATTTAATCGTCAAAGATTGGCCAAGGCCAAAAGATCCGACAGAACTTTTTACAAATGGACTGCTTGAAGATGTTTTGCCAAAAAGCGGTTTTATTGAAGTAAATGATGATATAAAAGAAGATGATGTTCTTTTGATGACTATGATAGGAAAAGGAGCATCTCACGTTGGTATGTATGTTGGCGATCAGATGGTTTTACATCATCAAGTCGGTAGACTAAGCTCAAGAGATTTGCTTGATGAGCAAATGTATAAATCAATTTATAAGAGGTATCGTCATGTTGAGAAAAATTAAAATTTACGGAAAATTAAGACAATTAATTGGAAAGGCATCATTTGAAGCTGATTTGAATAATGTTGGTCAGGCTTTTAGTTTTTTATGTTGTAATTATCCAGAGATTGCAAATCATCTACAGAATCAAGTTTATAAAGTTTATTCAGGTGACAAAGTAATCACTGACGATACTTTAAACATGACAGGTGATGCTGAAATAAAAATCATACCAATTGCTACAGGGTCAGGTTTCTTTGTTCCAATTATTGGGGCATTAGCTGGTAAGGCGGTTGGTGGAGTCGTGGCAAAGATTGGCCTTACTGGAATTTTAGGATCTGTTGTAACAGCCGTTGGAACGAGTTTAGTAGTTGATGGTATTACGTCAATGCTTGCTCCACAACCACAACCGACAGGGCCATCTGGTATGGATAGAACAGACCCATCCTCTCTTGCCTCAAACTATTCCTTCAGTGGCATCACTAATATCAGCAAAGCTGGAGTTCCTATTAATTTGATATATGGAGAAACGATAGTTGGGTCTGTGACTGTATCAAATGGAATCGACACTGTTCAAGTAAGAGGTGACGCATAATGGCTGGCATACAGGAATTTAGTCAACAGACTGTCTTTACAAATCCAGAACTTCCTTCTGATACGCTCTCTTCAAAGCAATTTAACACGCTGATTGAGGTTGTAGGCGAGGGAGAAATAGAGGGATCAGCAACAGCTTCAAAGGCTGGTCTTACAAAGGGAACAACTGCATATAATAATGCTTTCAAAAAAGATATCTTTCTTAATGGAACACAATTACTTCAAACTGCTGCAAGTAACACATCACCTGATGAGGGGCAGTTTAATTTTAAGGAAGTTGGTTTTGAACCAAGATTCGGCACTTCTGATCAGACATTTATAAACGGCATATCTAATATCGAAACAGAAACAACTGTTGGTGTTGCTGTAACAAATGGCAATCCAATAACAAGAGCCGTTTCTAATACTTCTGTTAATGCAGTAAGAGTAACCATATCTTTTCAAAGTATTCAAACGGTAGAAGATAATGGAGAGATCACAGGTGCTTCTGCTGGGGTTCAGATACAGATAATTCAAAACAA